ACCAGAACTAACATGACCATCCGTTACAGTAAGATTTCCAGTAAGAGTTGCACCAGCAGAAGTCGTTTCAATCTTTTTGTTATTATTGTGATAAAGTTCTACTGCACCATCTTTAATAAATTTACCCATAATTTCAGAATTAGAAGCTGTTAAACGAATATCTGTGCTAGTTGTATCTAATACTAATGCAGTACCACCTGACTCCATAATTCTTGAATAACTACCATCATGATATATTTGTATATCAGATCCTGCACCAACTTTAATTATGTCATTATCACCCATATTAAGATGAGTAGCTAAAGTAGTTTCACCTGTTACTGCAAGAGTACCACCGACTGTAGCATTACCTGTAGAAGCAAGAGTTGTACTAAACGTACCACTTGTTGCACTCAAAGCACTTGTTGCAGGATGGTCAACTGTAGCCACAGTTCTAAACAAATAATAAACAAATATATTATTACCAGAGTTACTTGATGGTGCGGCAGTAAATGTCAGTGTCGTTCCACTGCTTACTGCATATGCTACTGATGGCTCTTGAATAACACCATCTACAGATACAAGTATATCCTCATCTGATCCTACTGCGTGTTCTAATGTAAATGCAGTTGTAGATCCATTACCAGAATATACTGATGCCGCTTTACTTGCTACAAATCTATTTCCAACTTCATTACCTATATATGGCATATTATGTTATCTCCATATAACTCATAGTCACAGATAGTTTATCTGCTACAGAGCAGTCTATCTTTATTATATCACCCACATTTAACACAATCTTATTACCAGCCATGATCTCTACAGAAGACCCAACTGGTACTGGTATTGCCTTTACAATGTGAGCCGTAGTGTTTTGTGTCTGTGATGTTTGTGTTGTTGTACTTACTAGTTGAACTGTGCCAGTAACTTGTGCTGTATGTACGTTAGCCAGTGTCAATCCTAAGACAATAACTGTGCTACCAGATTGTACTGTGTAAAGAGTTTCTGGAGTTCCAGCACTTGCAGGAGCAACATCTCTTGTAACCACTTTGAAAGTATTTGCCATTCTTTATCTCCTAATCAGCCAAGGGCAATCGCCAAGGCGGTGGCCTCGTTTGCTGCATCTGTAGCACTTGTTGCACCTATATCACTTAATAATTCACTAGCACTTCTGCCCTCTATGCTTGTACCATCAACTCTTAAAAAATCATTATCGGCTATACCACTTGTTGCCACTAATACATTACCATTAGATATACCAGTTGACAAAGTAGCAGTTGTAGTTATTGCCGTACCATTTAGTGTCATGGCATCTGCTTCTAATGTGCCATCTATATCTGCATCTCCAGAAATATCTAGTGATCCTGCATCAAGCTCACCTGTCAATGTGATGTTTCTAAAAGATGATACGTCTTTATTTGCATCTACTGTAACTGTCTTACTAGCAACTACAGTACCAACTGATGCACCTGTGTCGTTATAATTAAGTTCTGCTGCTGTTGATGTAACAGTTGTACTAGCTATAGATAAAGCATCTGTCTCTAAGGTTCCGTCTACATCTACATCACCAGATATATCCAAGTCTGCCATAACTGCCGTGCCAGTTATTGTAGGAGCGGTAAGAGTTTTGTTTGTTAATGTCTGTGTATGTGTTTCTGATACTAATGTTGAACTACTACCTGCTGGTAGTGTCAATGTATTACTAGCACCTACAGAGTGAGCTTGTGCTGTTAAGGTCTGTGCATGAGCATTACTAACTTCACAGTAAAATTTAATTTGTGATGCTGATCCACTATTAGATCTAAGATCAATTAGCCCACCTTCTATTGTAAGATCATCTCCTACAGATAAATCTGCACTAAGAAGCACATTACCATTTATATCAATCGTTGTTGCAGCGATCTGTATTTCTGTATCAGCAACTAAATCTAACTGTCCATCGGTAGACGAGTTTATATATAATCCAGTATCTCTAAATTGTATTTTATTATCAGTGCCTATAGTTGTTGTAGCATCAATACTAACGGCACCATCTATATCAACAATATCTAAGTTTGTTGTACCATCTATATCGGCATCCCCCGACACATCTAAACTTCCTGCATCTAACTCACCTGTTAGTGTTACATTTCTAAACCCAGTAATATCTTTGTTAGTATCTACAACCGCAGCTTTTGAGGCAGCTACAGTTCCTGCTGTTATACCATCTATAGACTCAAGATCATTCTCATTTATATCTGCGGAGCCAATAACAAAACTACCAGCAGTTACAGAACCACTTACTGATGTATTACCACTAGCATCTAAAAAAACAGTTTTAGCAGCAGGTAAAGTACAAAACACAGTTCTTGTGCCAGAACTCCAATTAACAGCATTATTAGAATTAGAACTAGCAAGTATTGTTGTTCTAGCAAGCGTAGTGCCCGATGTTGTAAATGTACCCAGACCAACTTCAAAGTCTGTGTTATCTGTACAACAATAATAAGTCGTATCCCCATTACTTAAATTAGCGGTAAAGGTTTCAAAACCAGTAAGAGCACCACCTAGAGTTAATGTACCAGTGCCCGTTGTGGTCGATGACTCCTTTATTCTATCCGATATTACTAATGCCATTACTTCAACTCTATTGTTAGATTCCCTGCATTAATCCTAAATATATCACCACTTGCTATTGCCTTACTTGCATCCAAAGCTCCTACAAAAAGTATGTTACCACTACTAGATGCGTCTGCTATAAAAACATGTGTTACTGTATCTGTACCACCACCTCCAGAGGCTGGGAACTCAATATTCGCTGCATTGATTGCAGTCTGTGTATCTGTTGAGTCTGCACCTATCGTTGTCCAGTTAGCTGCTGTAACTTGTTGTCTTGCGTAGTTTGTAAAGTTTGCTTCTGTTACTGATCCAGTTTCAGCCGCACTCACTGCGGTTGCAAGTCCTACATAAATGCTATCCCCAGGGGATGAAAAACTAAGAGAATTATTTTTAAATAAGAAGTGTAATAATCTTCTTTCTAGATAATTGGTTGCTGCATTTGCTGTTGCCATTTTTTACTCCTAAGTTCTTGGTCGAGCGGGTAAACCAACTCTGTTTGCGTCTGTGTTTTCTTTTGCTTCACCTAAATCTTTTAATCTCTCCATGTAAAAAGCAAAGTTCTTTTCATATTGAGCCAAAACATCCGCTTCCCCCTTCATATAAAAATAGGCCTCTACCAAAGACCCATATAGTAAAGCAAAAGGAGCATTTGTACTAATCCACGTTGTACCACTGTCCGCACCTGCGGTCAAACTGGCTGGCCTAAAGTAATAGTGCAGTTCTATTGTATAATTACTGTCAGGCGTAGGTGCTAACATAAAGTTATCTTGATCAAATCTTGCGTAATACTTAGGTAAACCTGTAGTGCTAGAAGCTGGAGTGTACTCTCTCAAATAACTTACATCTTTTTGAAGTAAATAACTTTCAGAACCTGAAGTTGTTATCTGTAAAGAAAAAGAAGCTAAATAGTCTGCAGGCACCGTAAGAAAAGGATCTGAAGATGTTACCGCACTTGTTACATTTTTTCTAAATATATCTAAATCAATACTTTTAAATATTTTTTCTTCAGAAGCTTTTATAAAATTTGGTAAATTAGTGACAAAAGAAGTTTCAGCATTATCTGCATAGTCTTGGATAGCTGATTTTAATGTTGCTAAAGTAAAACTCATATCATGCACTCACCGTTGTTGGTCCTGCTGTAGCTCGACTACCGCCTCCTACAATACCCCCTATTGTAGCGGTTTCTCCGTTAGCTGTAAATGTATATGTGTCCGCGGTAACAACCGTTATGCTGTAACCCACGGCCTGTTCCAAAACAGCCTTTGTAAAACCGTCAAAACCATACACACTTCTAAATCTTACTGTATCACTGCTAGATCTACCATGTCCAAATTCTCGTACTGTTATGACCCCTGACCCTGACGTGCTTGATGTAAAAGGATTTAAGACTAAAAGAACTTCTACAGGGTTTTCTGTTCGACTAGGACGCGCATCTCTAATAGCTTCTGGATCGGCTACTGTTCTGAAAGGTCCTAACTGCGGATGTTTGGCTTCAAACTCATCGGGGCCTACTAAAGAACCGTTCCATTCTTTTTTTAAATCACGATATCTATATTTCATACCTGATCTATCCGATATGCCGAAGGCATGTTTACCTGTGGCAAACCTACTCATCAGTTAGACCTTAAATACGCATATTGAGGACTTACAGTAAAACTAGACCTATCCCTGTCTTCACCCATAGCTCGTTCAAACTCTTCTTCGTATATGGCTTTTAACATTTGAGTTCTTTGTGGAGCTTTCTTTAGGGACAAATAATAGGCCAAGCCTGCAGACAAACAAGGGTAAAACCTAAAGGGAACATCCATAGTATTAACCTGAGAATCCACATCTTCTATTCGTGTCAAAGCATCATAGTGAATGACATCTGTACTATTTTCAGGTGTTGGCCATACTTTTAAGTTAGGTGTAATTTGTCTATCAAGAAAAAATTGTGTAGGTCTACCTGTAGTGGCTTTGTTTGGAATAGCCAAATCATCTGATCGACTAACTCTTGTCATAGAAAAGTCCGTGCCAGAACGTCTTACAACAATATTAAGTATATCTATCACATCCGAGCCCAAATCATATTCACGATCTCCAGACGTTATGGCTTGTGTTCTTTGAGTAATTGTCCATTGATTTAACCCTCTGTTAGCCCATTCGGCAAACATTAAATTCAAAGATCGTCTGGCGGTAGTTAAATCATAGCCTGTTCTTACTTCTATACCACACCTTTCGTAAGCTTCTTCTATGTATTCTGCGGCATCTGGTTCAAAGTTTGTAGAGTTAGATGTTGCCATATTAAGTCCTTACTTTTGTTTGTTTACGTCTGTTTGGCATTACAATACCACAACCTCTTGCAACAATAGATCCTTTTTTAGTTTTACCTTTAAAAGGTCTTTTAGCTTTAGTA